CTTGCTTACTTGAACGCTGGACGTTATGCTCGTTCCCGTGATTTCCCAATACATAAGGGTGCATGGGCGTTTGCTGAAATGTGTCTCCGTCGTCATTTTTTTGACATGGGGGCATCTCGCGTTATTAGTTTGGATCAAGCAAAGGTTGAATGTTCAAAACAAACGTCCTGTGGCTATCCGTGGTCTTTACGATGGCACACGAAAGGTGAAGTTTTTGCTCATTTTGTAGATGATTCTATTTTTAATGAGCATTGGAATGATCTCTTGGAGGAAAAAGGAGGGTGTTCATTTTGGTCTGTGTCTCTGAAAAAAGAGATTCGTAAGGTACGAAAAATTCTTGAAAAAAAGCAACGTACGTTTCTTGCGTGTGCTGTAGAATTTGCCTTGTCAACGAGTCGCTTGTGTTGGGATATGAATCAAAAATTCTTCCAGTCTTACCTTAAGACATGGTCGTTTGTTGGGGGTTCAAAGTTTCATGGGTGTTTTGATCGAGCTTATCGCAAGCTCTCACGTTTTGCCATGGGTTTTGAACTTGATGAGAGTGAGTATGATGCGTCTTTGTTTGCTGCTCTCATGTGGGTCGTTGCTGTTTTTCGTTATGAATGTTTGTCTGAAGAAGATAAAAGTCCAGAGATGAAGAGACGTATGTCGAATTTGTATTATTGGATTATTAACTCTGTGCTCGTTATGCCTGACGGCACGTGTTGGCAGAAGTTTACTGGCAACCCATCCGGGTCGTGTAATACTTCAGTTGATAATACTTAATTCTCTTCTTTCTTTTTGCGTATTCTTGGTATGTGCTTGCTCCTAGTGATGAGTGGCGCACTTATGACCATATGATACGCAATGTCGTTGCCTTGTTGTATGGCGACGACAATACGTGGACCGTTTCGCCTGCTGCGATCAGTTGGTTCAATGCTCGTTCCGTGTCTAAAGTTTTTTCTGAGCTTGGTATTCAAACCAAATCGGATTGTTGGGATCCTCGCCCTGTTGTTGAGCTTGCGTTTCTTTCACAGCATGTGAAGAAGTTCAACGGGTGGTGGGTTCCTTTTCCGGACAGACAAAAAATTTATGGAACTTTGCGTTTGGGAACTACATCTCGGAATGTTCAGTGGCATCTCCTTAGAGCACTGGCTATTCGTGTTGATTGTTGGGGTGATGCAGAATTGTTTCGTGACGTTACTCTGTACTGTGAGCACTTGAGAAAGTTGTGTGCTCTTAATCCTAGTGATGCAGTGAAAGGACAAATTCACATTCCCTGGGAACAGGTTATCGCACTTTGGTATCCCGAGAGTGCGATTCGTAGCCTGTTCCTGGGCGAGGAACAGTCGGGATTGAAAACTGTTGATGTTGACATTCTTGAAGAGCAGGCCGATCTCGTGTAAACTGGCCAGACCTGCTTTAAATTTTTCTCTTACTATGACATCCGAATATATTGGTGTAACAGTGAAAGTGAGTGAAGAATTGTTGTCAAAATGTCCACGAAGGTTAAAAAGAAAGTTCAAAAGGAGGCTCAGAAAATTATTGGAAGGGCAATGCAACGCGGCGCTTCTGTTGCTAGCGGGGTCTCTGGTCCAACCTATGGAAATAGACTTGTTGGCCCACCCAGTCGA